TTGATGAGTCCTCTTCAATTTGAAATCTGTTTTCTAACATGTATACAACCGTCTTATTTCTTAACTTTGTTTGTAACTCTGTAGTCAAATCTTTAATGAACTCAGTTAACTCTACACTATTTTTAGCTTTAGGGTTAAATCCTTTTACATTAAAGAACCTTTGAACCACAAAATTATTGTTAAGTGTCATTAAGAATTCAACTTTAGTGATGTCGTTTTGTTCTTTCATAATTTTACTTTTTTGTTTTAAATTTTGTTTTTTCTTTTCTTGTTAGTTTTAAGAATGGTTTTAAAAAATAAACCCATCCTTCATCATTTTTTGGTAGGTATTTAAAGATGCCGTCCTCCATCATCATTCTAATTAGATTCTTATACCCCCTTCCGTCAGGATCCAATGACTCAGAGTAATATGATTCAACTAATTCTTTACCTTCATCACTTATTAGTGGTTCAGATAAATCTACGAGTTTTTCATTGACTTGGAAGAATTCGTCACCGAATATTCCGCTTTTTGTTTTACCCGTCAGCAAATTTTTAAGTACGGTATTATCTTTTTGTTCTTTTAAGAGTTCTTCACCCCTTGTTAAAATATCGGTAAAAGATACTTTAGTATCAAGGATCTCGGGAAATAACTTTACAAATGTTTTTTCACCTAAATAATATATGCCGTCAATGTTATCTGATTTATCACCAGAAACAATTTTAAATGTTTTAACATTATAGTGTGGTATCTCTATTTCGTGTAGTTTGATTTTATCTCCCTTCTTATAGTACTTCTTAGTGTTAGGTGAGTATATCGTCACATCATCGGATATAAGTTGTGTAAGGTCTCTATCCCCACTAAATATTGTTTTTTGTTCGTCTTTTGAAATTTGACAATAATATGCGATTAAATCGTCGGCCTCTGAATTTTCAAACTCAATCTGTCTAACAAACATTTCCTCTAAGTATTGTTTTACTCTTAGTTTTTGTTTGTTAAATGACAACTCTAAGTTCTCATCCGTTGGTGCCTTTCTATTTAATTTATAGTTGGGGTAGAATAACCTCCTTTGTGAGGTGCTTGTTACTCCGTCCCAAGCAACAATCACTTTATCAAAATTACCTTCTTCGATGAATCTGCGAGTGGTATTTAAGAAATGCCAAATACCACCCACATGTTCAACACCATTAAAATATCCTTTAACTCCGTGAAACCCAATTTTTAATAAATTATTCCCGTCAATTAATAGGGTTTTAATCATTTGTATTTTATTTACTGATACTACTTTTTTTCTAATCTACCGTCTCGTCATCATATCATGCAGACTCATCTAAAGAATAGTTTGCGTCTCCCATTTTTGTAACCCAATAATCTGAGTATTCTTTTTTGTATTTATCCAACGCATCTTTTGTGTCGGAAATATATCCATGAGGTACCGCAACGATCTTACCATCCTTATAACCAATACCATTAACGTGATTTTTTAAAATCGATATCTTAGTCCTAATAGCGAACGATACTTTTCTACCGTTTTTAGTTGCGTCTATGTGACTAATTCCTGCTTTTTTCTGATTACCAAAAAGAAACACTAAACTACTCGCCAACCATATTGCCGTACCCCCTTTTGCTTGAATCTCAGGTTGTCCAAATGGATTGTCGGGTAATAATACCCAAGGTTGATTTAGAATAACTAAAGTATTATAATACGGATATTCTTCTTTTTTAGATTTAGAAATACGAGAATGTATTCCCATTCCGATTTTATCAGCCAATACTTTCGCGTTATGCATTCCACCACCTTTACCATCAAATGTCATCTGACATGGAATAGATCCGATTGAATCCCAAAGAAATAAAATATTATAAGGGATGTCTCCGTTTTCTTGTGCATCCAATATGTCGTTAATAAATTCGGTCGCTTGTTCTATCACATCAAATGAATCGTTAAATATAAACATACCGTCATATTCACCGTCTTCATTTTTTTCTGCTTGTAGTCCCAATTCGATAGCATGTTCCCAACTCCATTTTTTCTCAGTTATGATTAAAACAGGTAGGTGACCTCTTCTTTGTGCGTCCGCAGCCGCAAGTATCATTGCCGTTGTTTTTGATGTGTTAGAGTGTCCTAAAAACATATTGATTCCTCCCATCACAGGTCCAGGTAATCCACACGCTTCCATAAACGCATCTCCACAGTTATAAAAACTTTCGGGTTTATATTTTGTTTTAGTCGAAAACTTACCTTTAATACTATCTAACGATATTACTTTCTTCTTAATTGCCATAATTCTTTTTATTAAATATAATTAATTATTTCATAATAATCACTATTAAAGTTTGGTTTTAATTTAAAATTACCAATATTATTTTTAGTGATTTCATCTATTTTTTTATATACCTCTTCTTTTGGTATGTCACCAAAACCGGAAACGTGATACGTATTCATTCCCCATCTATAAATCATTGTCGGTTTCCCGTCATCTTCATAAATTTTAGCATTATTTTTAAATGTAATATCAAAATCTTCGCCAAAGTTTTTATCGGGAAATTTAATTCTATTTATATATTTTTTAGTATAAATATTTCCATTATTAACACTACTAAAAATTTTGTTAAACTTATTATCAGTAAACAAATAGTTAGTTTTTGATCTATAAATTTCAAATTCTGGATTATTTTTTATAAACTCTTCAGTAATTTTTAAAGCGTTTGGAGCTAAAAGATCGTCATCATCTAATCTATAGATGTAATCGTATGAACACTTAGTAAACCCCCATTCAAGTTTTTTAGAAATACTTGTAAATTTTTCTTTTAAATTAAAAATCTTTACTTGTGGGTGATCATACGTGTAAACATTATCTGAACTATCATTAATGATGACTATTTCGCTATTTTTATTATTTTGTAATAAAAACGATTGTATTGCTTCTTCAAGTAAATGATGCCTTTTGTATGTTAAGGTTAAGACTGAAATCATTATTTTTTATTACCATCTTGTTTTTTAATATTTTTAATATCTTCCTTCATTTTCAAGTCTATGTTATCCATATATTTCTGCATTTCTTCAGTGATTTGAAATTTCTCATCTCGTTTAACATTATACTTATAAATGGTTTCCAACATTTCAAGTTTACCCTTTGCATTTGCCATCTTATCGACAAACCTATCCATTTCTTCCAAATGCTGTGGGTGTTCTCCAATACCGACAGAGTTGTTAAAATAAATCAAAAGTGTTGCTTCGGCTTCTGCCATTTCTGATCTGTACTTAAGACTTAATGCTTCGTACATTTTTTCACTAATTTTGTTCATTTGTTTGTTTTTTTAAAAGTTAAAAAAAGGTAGTGACTTTGTCAATCACTACCTATCTTTATAGGATATTATTAGAATGGTAAGTCCTCGTCCACCTCATCATTTGCTTGTGGGTCAACGATTGGTGTTTCCACTTTTGTTTCGATTCCTCCACCAAGAGAAGTCTCAGTTTCTTCACCGTAAACATATTTTTTAAGTTCAGAACTCCACATCGGCGTTTCCCCAACTGCAACCGCCTCTAAATATTCAACAGGTTTTTTAGCATAAACATCTTTCCAAGTAAGTTCATCAGTCATCCAACCATCCATAATCTCACCATCAGTGTGGATAGGTGCCGGATCATCATACATAATAGTTTGAACTACAGTATATTCTTTACCTTGTGGTGTTTTTGCTTTGATTAGTTCAATAATTAAATCACGTCCTTTTTCAGAGTCAGTTAAGTCTCCTTTTGCTTTCCAAATGGGTAGAATTTTATCCAATACCCCTTCTTGTTTGTAGTTATGTTTGAATCTCCAAAACTTAACTCCGTCTTGTTCGTTATCACGATCAACTACTTTTACAATGTAAAACAAACGTGAACGGTACTGACCCGCCAAGTCTTTGTCTTCTTTTTTCCCTGTAGCAATGAGTTCATTATAAACTTCTGTAAGTGGAGAACGTTCGTTGTCATTTTTTTCAGGATCATACAACTTAACCCATTGTCCGTTAATTTGCATTTCGTGGTACCAAACTTCTACAAATGGTGATGAACCATCTTTTGTTGGTAGGATACGAACTCTACGTTGTCCGGATTTTTCATTCTTTTGAAGAATTGCTGAAAAGTATCTTTTCAATCTGTCTTCTTGTGAAATGTTTTGTTTTTGTGAACTCGGTGTTGAGTTCTTTTCGTACTGTGCTAGTACTGCGTCAATTGAATTTGCCATAGATTTTTGTTTTTAATTTATACTCTTTTATCTATAACAACGATAAGTGATTTTTATAAAATGTCAAATAAAAAAAGGGTTCAGATAATTGAACCCTTCATACTTCCTAAGTATTTATTTTGTAATTTTTTTTATTCTCCTTCTTGGTAATTATTAAACGTTTTTTTAATTTCATTCGGTGATATATTTTCAACGTCATCAGATGTTAGGATATATTCGTTTTTACCTGTCTCTTCCATTTCATCTTTTTTATCATCAAAGAAATCTGTTAATTTTTGGTTATAAGGATAAGAATCTAAAGACCTTAACATTAACTTTTCTTCAGGTGTCTTTTCTCTATACTTGTCAAATTTAGTTTCTAATGAATTAATTTTATTCATAATATCATCCATATGGGTTAGTTTTGACTCTAAGTCATCTAACTTACTAAAAATGCCATCCATAAATTCGTCCTGTTTGGTTTTAATCTCTTGCTGTGCCGTGATTAAATCCGTAATATCAATTTCTTCGGTACTTTCATCTCCCTCTTTATCATCACCAACTTCTTCAACGTCAGGATCGTTTTCAACGTCTATTGGTTCAGGAATTACTTCGTCTGCCGGTGGTGCGGGTGCTGCAGGGTCCGCCGCTAAAGGATCTCCTCCTGCAGCTAAAGGATCTCCTCCTGCAGCTAAAGGATCTCCTCCTGCCGCTAAAGGATCTCCTCCTGCAGCTAAAGGATCTCCTCCTGCAGCTAAAGGATCTACTGGCGGTGGTGGAGCCCCTTGTTCATTTAAATATAAATTAATATTATTAAATCTTCTTAGTTCCTCCAATATTTTATTATCTATTCCCATTTTTTAATTTTTATCCGTTTAATAATGTTTTAACTCCTGTAGGTGTTTCAACTTTTAATGTTCTATTTGTTCTCATAGTATTATCAACTCTTTCTATTAAACCATCTTTCATTCTAATAGTGTAACAATCACCAGTATCTAAATCACAAACTTCTTTATAACCGTTCTCAACTTGTTTTTCGGTTACTCTAGTATCTTTTCTAAGATAATCATCTAATAAATTTTTAACATTCATAATCTTATTTTTTATATATAAATATATCCTAGTTTGGATTTAGAACAAAATTTTCATACAGTGTTGTAAAAACGGTAACATAATCATTATATAGTTTAATTACATTTGTATCTACGTTATTGATTACTTGGGTTTTTATTTGTTCCGCAGTTAATGGTGGTGGTCCAAAAGCTATTGGGGTGTCCCAAGTTGTATAACATATTTGAGCCAAAGCCTTGCCATATTGTTTATATTCGTTAGTGTCAATATTTAAAGTTTTTAACGATTCTATTAATGGTATCATTGATTGATAAAAGGATACCATAAATTTAGTGGATATTGTAGTATCTAAAAAACTAGCTAAAACTACAGAGTCTCCCATAATGTCAACACATGTCTGTTCTTTTAAATATGTGTCTAAACTACCATTATGTTTTGTTTCTGTTGATATTTCGTATAAATTATTATTTATTGAATTCAATAACGACAAATCAGTTTCATAACTATTAACGGGCCTTGTAAGGGCAATACCTAAAAGTAATGCTCTTAACGCACTATTGGTTGTTTCTGCTTTAATGATTGGTAATAATTCTTCGTATGTTATTTCAGTTCTTTTTATCTCAACAAATGGCAATGATGTATATTTTGTTATTTCCTTACACTTATCAAGTCCCGTTTTAGTTACTTTTATTGTTGGATCTGCATTAATTATTGTTTCACCTGATGTTGGTGTATTTGTTTTTTTAATCTTTTCTTTGTACGACTGTAATATTTTTTCATTAACGTTAATTAATAAATTATCAACTTTAGGTAAACTATATTTAGGTATTCTCGTTCCTTTAAATTTAGTTGTAAATCCATTTTCAGAGATGTTGTGATCAACTTCATATATCCAATAAGGTCCATAAAACAACGGTACGTGTCTTAATACAAAATACATCGTTGGCTGTATCATCACATTACCCATTGACTCAACACCACAACTATATGATCTTGATTTATAAATACTATACATAGATACGGATTGTTGCGCAACTTTATCACCAGCCACGGAACCTCCAATATCAGCAAACACTTTAAAAGACTCTGAGGTGTTTTTCATTTCAGACATATCTAAATCTAAATTCTTAAACATGTTTTGATTTTGTATTCCAAAATCAACGCTAAACCCGACAACCCTATTTGTTTTAGAATAATCTCTTTTTGGGTCTGATATTCTCAATGGGTTATCAGGAATTCTTAAATCAAAACTATCATCATCAAATCTAATAAATGAATTTTCTTTTGGTTTTGGGTATTCGGAAGGATTACCCATATATAAACATAAAAATTTAGGACTTGACTTAGTGTAGTCAACTTCTAAGTATGTACCAAATAACGAATTAGGTATTTCAATATCAATTGCTTGTCCGT